AACGAGATGTGGTATGGTGTATTTAAGGGGTCCTAAGTAGGTGCTTAGAATAAGAATAGTATACATGTGGTACCAGGCTCTCTTAAGCCTTTTAAATAAATCAATCTACCTAAGATGATTAATTTATAGTGTTTTTATATTTTTGTTGAAAATGGTTGTTTTCCACTTTTGTGAATGTAAATATCCATTAGAAGTTACGGATGAATAGAAGAATAGCGTTGATTTGAAGGGAGTTCATTGTAATATGCTTCTGCATTAAGGGCTACGAGACCAGGGATTGCCGCAGCAGGAGCTCCAGCGATGGTGGCGGGAACTCCGAGACCCATAGCAGTTGCACTAGTCGCGGGGACTAGGTGATAAGCGGCTCCTTCAGCAATGGCTTCGGGTATTATACCAAAACCTGTAGATTCAGGAACTTTCTTTTTCGATCGGGATTTAGAATTATTAGATGAAGGGGTTTTATTTCTTTTTTGATGTTGTTTACCTTCTCTTGTTTTGTTTTGAGTTGTTTGTTGACGAGTGCGGACACGTGATCCCCCCAATGTTCCAGGTTCTTCATAGTGTTCAGGATCTGGTTCTGGATCAGGAAATTGTACTTTTGTAATTGTACGAACTTGGGGTGAGTGTGTGACATTAGAGGGTGGTGTAGCTGACACGTCGGGTGTGTTAAACACGTTTCTTCTTTTTGGCTTTAATGGTAGCTGCCGAGGCCATGCCAGTAAGTGATTTGGTTAAATTGTTTTGTTCGCGGGTTACGACTCCCTTAGCGACGTCGGTGGCGCATTTCTTGATTTCACGGATTTTATCACCATATCTTTTGTTGATTGCTTGGCCGACCATTCTAAAATAGTCACCCTTCGCGTTCATAGATACAGGATATCCTGAGAGAAGATCATTGAAAGCATAACTTAGAGCATCCAAAGCTGGACCATCGAATGTAGGTGATGGCCTAACTAGAGACAAATCTGCGTTACCGGCTTTTGGGAAAGTTTCGATAAACATTCTAACGCTCAGATTGAGTGTATTGGTAAAATGTAAACCGGTGAAGTAAGCTCCGGCTTGGTTGAAAGGAATTACTTTGAGCTTTGGTATTTCCGATTGGGAACCTAAATCAGTGTAAACCGTGTTATTGAGGGTACGGTTTACAGCTGAAGCAGGTTGTTTATATATGGATTTATTTGCCCATACTTGTCTTGAAATGTAACCTGGATGTGTAGCAGGCCATGGTGAAGGTTCAAAAAGACTAGTTTGAATAATCCAATTGCTGAGTGTAGGTAAGCGAGCAGGATTTTCATGGACATCAAATGTTAGTGGTACAAGGGCTCCACGAGAAGCTTCTTGTGTTATACCAGCGAGAGGCTTTGCATCGGCAAAAGAATTAGGAGGGGAAGCACAGGGATATACATTGGAACCAGGATTTTCAATCTGTTCGTTACCAGCATTGAAATAGGTACTCTGCATAAATCCCGTACTTGGGATTTCCGATTCTTGACGGTAGCAAATTGAGGCTCCTTGGCGGAACATTTGAGCAGAAGTGTTGTGTACTTCAAATGCACCACCAATAACGCGTGATGATACGTCATTGGCTAGGAGTGTGTCATCAAATGGGATGTGATGATAGACGGCTGTGGTGACCCGAGGGTCGAAAGTGTTGGTACCAGCGGGGACGCAGCAAGCGACAAAACAACCATTGGGTAGTTGAGTGTCATCGTTATCACTGAGGACAACGTTATCAGCAGCGTCAAGGGTACTGACTGGACCCATAAGATAACTAGGTGCTCCATAATCATTAAACGCGATGCGCGTGTTCATGTTATCAGAACGAATAAGAGGAATAAAAGCGATGTGGCAATCCCAGTTATCTTCGACCATGGAATTAGGAGTTGTGAGGGTTATATCTTTCCTAAAGTCATGGACCAGACTCGAGCCGGTGGCTGAATCCGGGGCTCCAACGATTTCGAGGTTAGCGTCGTGGAATGGATCAAGAACCATTTTAAGGTACTTGATCCCATTTGGTGAGACAGAATGTTTACGTAGCGCAGCTTCGAGGGCGACGGCGGCATTATGAACCATGTTGGACGATGGCTAATAATGGATGGTTTTGTTTGGATTTAAGGGGTTGGGAAGGAACAACCAACCCCGAAACACATATTTGCTTGATGTGGTGCAAAATAGGGTTTTAACTTCCATAAATCAAGTCTAGTATGACATGTGGTTAGCAGCATACGGAATCGATGAATTTCATGCATTGGGCGGTTGAAATAATTTTCGAGATTTGATACTATAATATTATTATGCATCAGTGCAGGGTTGTATGGGTAGTGTGATTTTCCCAAATTCTTCTTATATTCCAACTCCTTGTCAGGAATTGGTGTACCTATTTTATCTAGATCATAGATTCTCCACAGCATACTGATAAAAGCATCCCATATATAAGATGTACTATCAGTTACTTTGTAACCTTCTAAGCGACGTTTGAGCGCTAGAAGGGGAGATTGGCAAGATCCGGCATAAATTACATTAAACTTTCCTAGATTCGTGTATCTAGCTACATTGCAGGGAGTAATTTCCAAACTGACATAGAAACGACCTAACATGGTGATTCCAGCAGTATAACCTAATGAAGGTGACCATATGGGCACATAGTCTCCACGACTGCCGAATGAGCGAGTCAATGGTTCCAACTGCGAGTTATATACTACACAAGCATCATCACCACCTGATGGACCTAGTAATGACCAGGCCTCAGCATAAGTTTTACCAGACATTACATGTGAATAAAATTGATCAAATAAATTGAACAAAGTATTCAACAATGTAGTGGTTCTAGCTCCAGATATGTTGGCGAAGAGTGTGTTAAGATATACAACCCGTTGATCTATTGATAAAGTTACATTAATACCATAGATGGTTGGTAGTACCCTCTCTAAAAGAGGTATGGATTTAGGAAATATTTTACAAAGTACAGTTCTTAGTAAATCATACGCGAAAGATGGAATTCTTGCGTCGCAACGAGAAAAGTCCCACTCGCCAGCTGTTAAGCCATTGAGTTTTGTGAATTCTTGGAAGAGTTTCATATTATCTGCTTGTTCCTTGTTGTTTAGGCCACAAAAATTCGATTGAACAAAACCACCCACCCAAGTAGAGTGAGAAGAGTGTTTACGTTTGTTTTTCATAGCTGTATCAAAAGCATTTAATATAGTTCTTAATTCCGCGAGTTCTTCTTGAGGACAAGTCCAGAAGAGACGAGAAACTCCACTGCCTTGTTCAGTCTTAACATTCGGCTTAGTTTTATTGTTTAAGCGAAAGCAAAGTTGATTATGTCTCTGGGTAGGGCGGAGTCCTTTCAGTGTATCGAGATAAGATGTAGGTGTAAGTATACCAATTTCTTGGTACATTAGTTCAGTAAACATGTTAATTGCTTTACCGAAGGAAGAAGTTTTTGGAGGGTAATTGGTGTTTAAAATTGAGAAATATCGTTCATAACATCCATTTATTTTTGCATAATCAGTTATATTATTGCCTTTTTGGCGACGGGGGGGATAATAAACTGGTTTAAACAGTACTGAGGATGGCATGATTGCTAAATAACGATGATTGTCAATAATAAGTGATTTGTGTTTTAAAGTTGACGTATAGAGAGAATAGATAGTTTCTAGGCTTTCTTGATTCTGGTCGACAAGTTTTTCTAACGATTTTGTGTGAGATCCAAACTTCACGTTACCATGTTTATTTGTGAAGGTGATGGTATCACCTTTTGCTAATAAATTAGCAGTCGCAATCGCAACTAAGGGCCCCCATCGTGTGGGGATGGGACGTTTGGGAGCTCTAGAGCGTCTGGTTCTTCAATAATCGAAATATTATTATTAAGATTATTATTGTTAAGTGGGTTCCTTTGAGGATTACTAGCTATTTGAGCGTATGTAGCTTTTCTTGGGATAGGTCCGTCAGTACTAGTTAAAACTGGATTGTTAAGTTTATTAGTATGAGAGAACAAATCGGCCGTAATTTTACCCAATTCTTTAGAGGCAGTCAACATTTCATCTGAATTAGCATGTTCAACAGTGGCTTCTTGAGTGAATAGTCGATTGTGTAAAGTAGTATGACGTGCTTGTTTAAGCAGCAAAGTGAGGAGAATTTCTAGATCTTTCTTAGTTGCACCTTTCTTAAATGCAGGTAATAAATGTAAATTGTAATATCCATATTCACCTAAATCTAATAAAGTAGTTAATTGACTATCGAATAGGTGTTCTTCCATTGATACATGTTTCTCATTTACTATGTACTTAAATTCATCAGAATCAGTAGGATTTGGAAAAGGAGGACAGTTATCTAGCAAGGTGGAAGGAATAACAATAGTAGTTGTTTCTTTATCAGTAGAGAATGGAATAGCGTCAACAATTATTTCTGGTGTATGGTCTTGATTAATTAATATTAGTTGTTCACTAACACTAGTTAACAAATCAGTAGTAGATTTTGACACGAGAGGACAAGAAGTTGGGTAGAAATGTTTTGCATAGTCGATCACTTTCTGTGAGATAGCGATCGTTTCGTCATCATCAGGTTTAGAACTTGATGAGTTTACGGTTTTATCCCCAAGAGGGGACACATTGTTAGAATCAGAATCTGAAGCAGTTGACGATGTGTCATCTGTATCTTTGAGCCGATTCGAAACAGCAGGAGTAATTTTCTGGGAAGAATAATATTCAGAGAGGCTTTCTAAGTTTTGAGGTGTACGAAGAATAGTGTAGATATAAACATATCTTAACACAGATAGTTGGTAAACAATTGTTCTTGCGGTGGACAATGTTTTAATAACCGGTGATAAATTCAATACGATGAGTTTGTTTTTACCATGTTTGCATTCTGATAATTTCTTTCCAGAGGTAGAGTGCCACTTACCCACACGTTCAGTTTTAATCCGATTCATGCGGGAACCAAGATCTTTAAGTTCATCCTTACCAACTATATGAAAATCGGTAGGTGGATAGGTACAGCCTTTTTGATTTAAATCAAAGAGGACTGCATTAGATTTTAAAAGATCTTGTGACAATTTGGGGTCTTGTTTGGTACTTATGAACTTATAAGTCAATTTATCTTGAGGAGTCTGAGATTTCTTAGGACTTTCTTGAGATTCTTTTTCTTCTGTCACAGCAGTCTTAGATACTGTGGGGTCGGCAGTGGACGAGTTGGCCTCTGTAGCGCAAAGTGGTTCTACAGTTTTGACAGATTTTGGAGGATCTTGGGAAGGTTTTTCATTTTCTACAATTGGTGGTGGTATCGTAGGAATTTTTAAAGATTTCTTAGTAAGAGCTTTAACCAAGTTATCCGACAAGTTGAATTGTGCGTCAAGAGCTATTTCATCACGAGAAACACCTAAGTGTTCATCGATATGATTTAATAATGTCTTATACGGCCACAATCTACTCATAGGTTCAAGTGGGTTAATGCCGAGATAGAGTCTAATGTATTCTAAGAAAGCAGGATGTGTTTTCTTAACATCAGTCAATATAACGTAAAAAGTTTTATGGGAAAGTTCTGCTTGTAAGTTGATGTAAAAGCAAGCAAGACGTTGAAGGACCAAATTAATGGGTATATTCACGTTTAGTATATTACCAAACTCAGTGGCTAACATTTTCTCAAGTCTTGGATATCCACAAACGGGAATGAATTGAGTTAATACCTCGGGGATAACTAGATCAGAATCTTTTAATGTTTTCACTACTGCGGTTGCAGGAACAGTAATCGTAGTTACTTCCTTAGTGCTAAAAGCAGAATAGAAAGCATCACAGAGTTCTGTGGGTAATTTAGTGTCACATTCAAAGACACTGTCTTCAATAGTGATTTGTTTGAATTCATAGTAAAACGAGTCAGAAGTTACAGTTTCTTTAGCATTGGTAATTGTTTGCCAGTTTTCTGAAGTGAAGAAAGTTGGTTTACCATGGAAATACTGATGGGATACATCAGCAGAGGGGCCTTTTAAAAGATATACAGCAATACAATCTAGAGTACGACATTTGCCAGATCTAGTTTTTGTATCTTCGACTAAGGTTACTTGCTTAGTAACAATATAAGTGTTACATACAGAAGCATAAGCCAAGCCATATAGGTCATTTTCAAATAACATAGGTTGTTTACGATTATAAGCGATAGTATTATCAGTGATACTAGATAAATTATCAGCTATTTTATCATACCAACTTGCTGTGTATAAGTCGTTAACGACAAAATAACCAACAAGGTATAATTCAGCTTCTTTTGATACTGCTACTCCTTTAATGGGAGTAATCATTTGAGCAATTATCTGTTTACTAGGTTTCCTACATTGTTTATGTAACCAATAAAGGATAAAATAAACTATAAGATTTTTGATAGTAGGGATAATAGCAAAAAGATCAAGATGATAAAGAGATATTTGAATGCTCATTAGAGAGTGAACAGACAAGATAGTCCATAATATCAAGCACTCCATTGAGTATCCTTTTCCATGATCTATT